TCCCTATCTACAGGGGGTAAAGTAATTGTGGTATCAACTCCAAACGGATACGACCCAATTTATTATGAAATCTACGACCAAGCTTTAAGAGGTATGAATGATTTCAAAATATCTGAAATGTTTTGGTTTAAAGACCCAAGATATACAAAAGATTTACAGTTAATTAAGGTTGAGGATTTAATTCATTATTTTTTAAATCGTGAAGATTATAAAGACTTAGATATTATTGATTATTCAACTAGCTCCCCAAGGGAACGAGATTTTAACGAAATTAAACAAAAGATTACCGATGGTTATAAACCTACTTCAGCATGGTTTGAAAGTATGGTTAAAAAACTTAAATACGATAAACGTAAAGTATCTCAGGAGTTAGAATGTAACTTTTTAGGTTCAGGAGATAACGTATTTGATTCAAAACAATTACAAGATATCAAACAAAATATGTTAAGAGACCCCGTGAATAAAATGATGGGTGGTTCTCTTTGGATTTGGAAAGAACCAATTCAAGGACATAAATATATTATGGGTGTCGACGTATCGAGAGGAGATTCTGAAGATTTCACCTCAATGATTATTATTGATTTTGACGAAAGAGAACAAGTTTTAGAATATATTGGAAAAATCCCCCCTGATGTTGCAGCAGAAATTGCTTATAAATGGGGTATGATGTACAGTGCATTTATCGTGATAGATATTACCGGAGGTATGGGAGTATCGACTGCGAGAAAATTACAAGAGATGAATTATAATAACTTGTATATCGATGGGATTGAAATGGGTAATAAATGGAAATACGACCCAAAATCGTTAGACAAGATTCCTGGAATTAACTTTAACAACAAACGTGTTCAAATTATTTCTTCATTTGAAGAATCGATGAGACACGGATTCAAAATTTATAGTAATAGATTGTTTAATGAGATGAATACATTTATTTATATAAATGGGAGACCTGACCACCAAAAAGGACATCACGATGACTTAATTATGGCAATTGCAATAGCGACTTATGTTGGTGAAAATTCGTTTAATCAGTTGACAAAAGTATCTGAACAAACAAAGGCGATGTTAAATTCTTGGACAGTTAATAGTAATAATGAGGTTTCGGAATCAATTGCATTTAATCCTGTTATGCCGTCGGGAATACCAATTCATCAACAAATAAACCAAGACCCAACAAAAAACGATTATCAAAAATATTTATGGTTATTCGGAGGTTCTCCAAGATAATGTTTATATATTTTTTGAAACGATTAGATTTATAATATGAGTGAGCAAAATAATAATTTAACGGTATGGCAGAGGTTGTCTCAAACCTTTGGTCCTAATTCATTATTAGGACAAGACTACCCTGTTTATAAGTATGATAAGAAAGAACTTCTAAAGACAACTAATCAACAAGAGTTTGAGAAAGCCAAATTACAGGCTCAACAAACAATGTATTTGACTAGTCAATGGACTAAAATTGAGAATAATTTATATACTCAAGGTGTTTATTTTGAACCTACGAGATTAGCGTCATATTATGATTATGAATCTATGGAGTATACTCCTGAGATTTCCGCAGCGTTGGATATCTACGCTGAAGAATCTACAACTGCCGACCAAAATGGTTTTATTTTACAAATATACTCAGAATCAAAAAGAATTAAGTCAGTATTAACGGATTTATTTAATAATAATTTAGATATTAACACTAACCTTGCAATGTGGACAAGAAACACTTGTAAGTATGGTGATAACTTTGTTTACTTGAAACTTGACCCTGAAAAAGGTGTTGTGGGATGTATGCAATTACCAAACATTGAGATTGAAAGGGTTGAAAAAGGAATGAAAGGTAAATCTAATTTAGATAAAGAAGAGTCGGACCAAAAAGCCTTATCCTTTAATTGGAAAAATAAAGACTTAACCTTTAACACTTGGGAAATCGCTCATTTCCGTTTATTAGGTGATGATAGAAGACTTCCTTATGGTACTTCTATGTTAGAAAAGGCTCGTCGTATTTGGAAACAATTATTATTATCTGAAGATGCTATGTTGATTTATAGAACATCAAGAGCTCCTGAGAGAAGAATGTTTAAAGTTTTTGTTGGTAATATGGATGAGAAAGACGTTGAAGCATATGTACAACGTGTTGCAAACAAATTTAAAAGAGACCAAGTTGTTGACCATAAAACAGGAAATGTGGATATGAGGTTTAATCAAATGGCGGTAGACCAAGATTATTTTATCCCTGTTCGTGACTCAGCAGCACCTGACCCAATAACTACATTACCAGGTGCTCAAAACCTTTCTGAGATTGCCGATATCGAATATATTCAAAAGAAATTATTAACCGCTCTTCGTGTACCTAAAGCATTTTTAGGGTTTGAAGAAGTTGTTGGTGATGGTAAAAATTTATCATTACAAGATATTCGTTTTGCTCGTACAATTAATAGAATTCAAAAAAGTATGTTAGCGGAACTTAATAAAATTGCAATCATACATTTATTTTTATTAGGATTTGAGGATGAGTTATCTAATTTTACTTTAAATTTATCTAATCCATCAACCCAAGCCGATTTATTAAAAATTGATGTATGGAAGGAAAAAATATTACTATACAAAGACGCAGTTGCCAAAATTGAAGGAATTGCACCTGTATCAGTTTCTTGGGCTAAAAAACATATCTTAGGATTCTCTGATGAAGAAATTAGATTAGATTTACAACAACAAAGATTAGAGAAAGCAGTTGCAACTGAACTTGAAGCAACTCCAACTGTAATCACCAAAACTGGTATTTTTGATACTATCGATAAATTATATGGTGGAAACACTGGCTCAACGGAAAATGCTCAATCTGGAGAAGAAATGGGTGGAGAAGGAGGAGCTCCTCTGCCTCCACCATCTGATTTTGGAGGGGGAGAATTACCACCAGCACCTGAACCGGCTGGAATTACACCTGAGTCTAAAACTAAGAAAGAAAATTTAAATATATTATTGGAAAATGATGATTTAATGTCGGAAGATTCTTTTATTGATTTATCAAGAGGAAGTAATTCATTAGGAGATATTGAAGATGAATTGGATAAACTACTGAATCGTTGATATTTATTGTAAAACAAACTTAATATGGAATTCGGATTATTAAAATCAAAAATAGAAAATATACTTGTTGAATCGTACAATAACGGTACTTTTAACAAAGAAATTAAAAACTTTAAATCATTAGTTTTAGGTAATAAAGAAGTTAGAATGTCTTACCATCTTTACGAAGAATTGAGTAAAGAGAAAGGTTTTATTAAAGAATTTGCTGAAGATTATTTGGACGAATGTGTTAGTTTATATTCTCAAAACACAATTAACAAAACCTCTCTTAAAAAACTTAACGAGTGGGTTAAAAATGTTAAATGTAAAAATAATTATTCCGACATTGATACTGTGTTATCTAAAAACACATTCATCATTGAAAATATTATTAAAGAAAAACAAAATATCATTAAAAGATTAACTTCTAAAAAAGTTGATGTTGAACAAGTTAACATTCCATTAGAAAAAATGGTTGAGATTGCGAATAATACACTTAGTAATTATTTGACTACCTTAAACGAAGAAGATTTAGTAACCATTAAAAAATACTCCACATTGAATGAAGGTGAATTATCTAAAAGATATGAAGTATTAAGTGAGATGGTTATTGAGAAATTAGAGAGATTAACAAAAACATCTGAGAAGGAAGTTGTTTCACAAATCAATGAAACAATATCAAAAATCAAGAATGACAAGATAGATTCTGTTTCTTTAATTAAGTTAAAAACACTTAACGAGAGTTTATAATTCCGTAAAGATATTAAAAATTTTGACATATTAACATTTATTGTTTATTTTTATTTAAAGAAATAAACTAAGACAATATGTCACATAATGAAAAAAGGAAAAAGTATAAAACTTTTAAGTCACCGAGATTTTAAAATTAATTACGGAACGGTAGACAGTAAAAATTTAAAATCAATCTACATAAACATTCAAACTTGGGCTGAACCAAAAGTAGACATCAACTACCCCACACGAGAGGTAAACTATCTCTCAAGGTCAATTAAACACACAGTCCTTAATTCCATCAACAAAAATATATTTAACGATAAGTTTATTGTTGATTTAGACTTACGTTCAAGTGGAATCCAATCAAACAAAAAATCATTCTTAAACTTAGAATGTTATCTATATCCCAAAGAGATTGTCACTGATTTTAAGGACTATGAATTAAAAAATTCAATTAAGAAACTAATAGATTCAATCATCAAAGAAAATTTTACAAAAAACAATACCTTTAATTTTACCCTAACAAAGAAAGAAATTGAAAAAGTTTAATATATTCAATATATTTATAATGAAAAGATATAATGAAAATATTAGCCCCAAACGAAATAGGCAAAGGAATTTTAGTAGAATACGATGCAGGATGGGTAAATCCTACAGACAAATTAAATTCTGAAATTATAAAAGAAAGTAAAAAAAACCTTTTAGATTATTCAAAACCATTTGAATTCTATGCGGTATTACAAAAATATAATACCCCAAATAGAAATGGTAGAGTTTATCCTGAAAGAATCTTAAAAAGAGAGGCGGATAATTACAAAAAGGCAATTGCCAAAGGTACTGCTCTTTCAGAACTAAATCACCCTGAATCATCTTTAATTGACTTAGATAGAGTGTCTCACGACATTACTGAGGTATGGTGGGATGGAAACATCTTAATGGGTAAATTAAGACTATTAACATCACCTGGTTTCCACGAGAGAGGTATTATCTCTTGTAAGGGAGATATGGCAGCAAACTACCTAAGACAAGGGGTTACTTTAGGTATCTCTTCAAGAGGAGTAGGTTCGTTAGCTAAAAAGGGGGAACAAAACGAAGTACAAGACGATTTTGAATTAATTTGTTTTGACTTGGTATCTTCACCATCAACACCAGGAGCATATTTGTTTACAAATCCTGAAGATAGAAGTAAGTATGAAGAGAATCTTGATGAGGAAAAACAAACACAAATAGCAAGAGCGACAGGTGTAGATTTAAACTCTGGAAACAAATCACTTGACTTAATGAAAAAATTATCTCATTATTTAGGAAAATAATTAATATGGACGAAAAATATTTTGTAGCAAAAATTCAGTATGACATACCTGATGATACCACAGGTAAAATTAAAAAAATTAGAGAAGAGAAACTTGTTAGAGGGTTCTCGGTAACAGATGTTGAGGCGAAAGTAACTAAACGTTATGAGTCGTTTTCCCAAGAATGGAGAATAACTGCAGTATCTGAGAGTAAAATCGACGAAGTTATTGAATAACTAATTTAAAAAAATTTAAACTAAAGAGGACGTAAGTCCTCTTTTTTTATTTATGTGTATATTTATAGTTATCATTTCAGACACACTCCGACAAGTAAAATAAGTTACCAAAATAAACAAAATAAACTCAAATATTAAAAAATATAATTTAACAATACCGTTAAGTTAGGTTTTTTTGATATTTGGAAATATTTATATACAAACCAATTAAAAAAAATGGCAGAAAAACAAAATCTTGTAGAAGAGGCACTTATCCAAATGAGAAGTTTGGAGAACGTAGTTTCTGAAAATGCAAAAGGAATACTTGCTTCAACAATGAAGGGAGAAATCAGCGAATTAGTAAAAGAGTCTTTAGAGACTGAAGATGATTCTGAATTTGATTCATACATGAACAATGAGCTTGACGAACAAGACGAGCTTGATACTGAAATGGATGATGAAGATGAAGATGATAATGAATTACCAATGGGCGACGAGTTCGATGATGAAGAAGAATTCGAATTTCCTACTATGGATGACGAAGACGAAGAACCAATCGACTTAACAAATGCTTCTGACGCAGAAATTTTAAAAGTTTTCAAGGCTATGGGTGACCAAGATGGTATCATCATTAAAAAAGATGGTGATATGATTAACCTTGAAGATACTGACGCTGACGTGGAATACAAAATCCAAATGGGTGAAAGTAAACATCGTAAGTACAAGGACATGAAAGAACAAGACGAATTCGAAGACGAAATGGACATGGATATGACTATGGATATGGAAGAAGAAGATGAAATGGACATGAATATGTACATGGAAGAAGAAGACGAAATGGATATGACTATGGATATGGAAGAAGAAGACGAAATGGACATGGATATGACTATGGATATGGAAGAAGAAGACGAAATGGGTATGGATATGACTATGGATATGGAAGACGAAGACGAACTTATGTTTGAAATTGAAATGGATGGAGACGATGAGTTCGAAGAAATTGGTAACGAATCAAACTTCGGTGGTGACGATGAAGAAGATTTTTCTTTTGAATTCACAGAAGACGAAGACGAAGACGCTGAATTCCAAAAAATGGAAACAACTGAAGGATTCAAATCAAAAGGTGTTGGAATGGGTAAAGCTAAATTTAGTTATAACAAACCAACAGGAGGTTTCAAAGAAAAAATGAAACACGCAAACCCTACTAAAGGAACTGGTAAACCTAAATTCGAGTTTAAAGAAGGTGATGACATGACAGGAATGAAAAAACCTATGATGAAAAAACCTATGATGAAAAAACCTATGATGAAAAAACCTATGATGGTTAAAGGTGGTGAAACTACTGAAGCATCAAGAACTTTAGGTAACGGTAAAAGATGGGGTAGAAACGGTTTAGACAAACCAAGAGCAGCACCTCAACATTTAAGAGTTGAAGGTTTAGAGAATGAATTAGTAACTCTAAGAGAAAGAAACGAAGAGTACAGAAAAGCTTTAAACATTTTCAGAAGTAAGTTAAATGAAGTTGCGGTATTTAATTCAAACTTAGCATACGCTACGAGATTATTCACTGAACATTCTACAACTAAAAATGAGAAAATTAACATCTTAAGAAGATTTGATTCAGTTGAATCATTAAAAGAGTCAAAATCTCTTTACAAAACAGTAAAAGATGAGTTAGGAAACCAAGGGGGTTCAACCGTAGTAAAAGAGTCTTTCCAACACAAAATTGAAAAAACTCCAGCTTCAGGTTCAGCAATCAACCTTATGGAATCTAAAACTTATGAAAATCCTCAATTCATGAGAATGAAGGATTTGATGACAAAAATGAATGTCGTTAAATAAATAAAATAAATTAAAACAAAACAAATACTAAAATGGGAGCATTATTAGAATCAGGTCTTGTAGGTAACATTGGGTTAAAACACCTTAAAGTTATTAAAGAAGACACAATCAACAAATGGGACAAATTAGGCTTTTTAGAAGGTCTTAAAGGTCACTTAAGAGAGAACGTAGCACAGTTATATGAAAACCAAGCTTCATTCTTAATCAACGAGGCATCTGCGACAGATTCATCTGGTTCATTCGAAACAGTTGTATTTCCTATCGTAAGAAGAGTATTCTCAAAATTATTAGCTAACGACATCGTGTCTGTACAAGCTATGAACTTACCAATTGGTAAATTATTCTATTTCGTACCACGTATCCAAGGGTACACAGGAGGTACTGCACCTTATGATGGTAACCAATCAACTACACACTACGCACCTGTAGGTTCTCCAGGTAACTATCCTGGTACACCTGCTGCAGGG